ACCAGAAGGAACATATCCTGATGCAAACTCGTCGCCATCACTATAAGTTGTAGCATCCACACAAACTTCAACTCCACTATTGGCAGAGGCAGAAGTCCAAGTTAAAGTTCCAGCATTGCTCAAATAAGCAGAACTTGGAAGTTTAATAACTCTATAAATGATACTGTTTGTTTCGCAATGTATTGAAAGGTTATTCAACCTTACTGATATTCTATTTGGATAATTTTGAAAACTATTTTTGAGACGAATCGCAATCAGTGGAAGCTCAGTTCCTGCTGGTGTTGGTGTTGTTCTTGATGTGGTCATTGTAACGGCAAAGTCAATACCACTTTCTACATATCCACCTTCGGACATTACGGAAGAACAAATCTGGTCAAAAGATGCTCCAATACCTACACCAGTATTTCTAATTTCACAACGAACTGGTAGGTTTGGATTGGCAATATAAACCGTGCTCAAATAATTAGAGTGATTAAATTCGTGAGCGGTAATAAGTTGTCCATTGTGAGCAAAACCACAACGGACTCTACCGACACCTAACCACTGAAAATCTATAAATGCAAGTTGAGTTTTTGTAATATCCAAATTAAATCCAGAAGTTCCCGTTCCATCGCATTTGTCTTTATTCCATTGTGACTGTGGAATTCTAGTTTCTGTTGCAATACCACTCGTAAAGGTTCTGATTACCCAATTGTTTGTTCCAATACCAGCATTTACTCCATCAGAAGTATTAAGACCAACCTGTTCAAAATAAATTCCGTCTCTATCATCAAAATATCCAGTTCTTTTAGTTGCATTTTGTTGAGGTGCATAAAAGTTAAAAGAACTAAAAATTAATTGCCCCTTTCCTGGTTGATAATGGTGATAAAATTTTGTTTGGTGAATACATGATGCTGTAGAACCAATTCCGGTCTGTAATCTTGCACACGCTTGGTTTTGGAAGAAAGTTACTGATGATCCTGCACCAGAAAGACTATCTAAAAAGTTTGGGTCAATAGCGTAAACATGCTTATAGTCACCAAGAGTAAATAATTCAGAAACTCTTGCTCTACCAAATGCATCAACAGCATTTGTATCTGGATTAATCGTTACAACAGTTTCTGATGAAATTCCTACAGTTCCTGTAACTGGAAATGGGTTGTCAAGTGTAACTACCTCGCCATTTTTATTGGCGATCATATTAACTTCAAAAAGAGTTCTTTCTTGATTCAGAAAGTCCTGTTCATTTTTATTAAATTGTGCCATAAATTACTCACCCCACGATAATCTTTCTGGTCTGTATCTTTGTGCAGTTTTAATTTTTAAAGAATTTGATGTTGTTGGGTAAATGTTATGAACTACTGCTCCAGGATATTCTCCTTGTAGTTGTTCAGCAAGTTCATTTTTGTTCATGATTTTACCTTCAACTTCCATACGATATAATCTTCCTTGCCAAACCACATCGGCAAGAAACGATTCATTTGCTGTCTCTGGTTGAGACGAATTCATATAAAGATTTCCATTGAAATCTCCAGCAATATTGACGCTTTCTGAAATAAATTGTTGAAAAGATTTCATTTTAATTGCAGTTCCAACGACGAAGTGCTTTGTTGATTCTTGAATCTGGGTCTCTTGCAGTTTTTGCTGAAGTAAGTTTCGACTTCATCCCAGACATACGTCTACAAAATGAAGCACGGCGCTTTGCTCTTTTACCTGTTGGTTTCTTTTCAGTTACTGCAGTTTGAAGTTTTGAACCTGGATTTTCGCGCCGATAAGCATTAACTGCTTTTTGACTCAATCCATCAGTTTTATCTTTACGATTGACTTTTTGCCAATCTTCAGACAATCCAAAATCTGATCTCCAGTTTGAATATTCAACTAGATCATTTTCTTGTTCATAATGTGCGACTTGTAATTCATATTTTTTCTTTGCTAAAGGTAATTGGGGACCAGTTCTTTTTAAAAACTGCTCCTTTTCATATGGATTATCAGTTCTTGCACCTTTATTATAAAGTTTTTGAGTTCTTTGTAGATCTTTATGTTTTTGAGGATCTATAGGCGGAAGCATTTGCTCTTTCATTTCCCCACTATCAACATAATCTGCGGCAGCATCAAGATAATCCGCAGCTTTAGTTATTTTTGATTGAACCCATGCTTCAATATTACCTTCTCCTTTCATCTTTTTCTTAAGTCTTTTTGCTGCAGAAATAATTGTAGAAATTTCTGCACGTGCCATTGAATATTCATGATCATATGACTCTGGAAAATTGCCAGGATGAACTGTGGCAATATTATATTTTAATTGATTAGTTGTTAATGATGATGGAGTAGAAAACATATCCCAATATTTTGGTCCGTATTTACACTCATTACGAGTTTCGTCTTTTTTGCATTTTGGACAATATCTTTTCATTTCCATTGCCTCAGATTTTGTTCCCCAATTATCTGCACCAACTTTACGACACTTGACAAGTGCTCCAGACGCATATGCACTGGGCCAAATTTTATATCTAGATTTTACTTTTTTATAACAAGCATCTTTTTCACCAGCAGATTCTTGAGTTACCATTTTTGCTTTTCCTGAACGATTTGGATTTTTATCTTCTTTGCGCTTTTTAGAAGCTCTTTTATTTCTTTCATCTTTACTCATACTTGCACGATCATCAGGATCTCTACAATACGGTTTTGTCGTTTGTCCTGGTTGTTTAGCGCAAGGTTTTCCATCATATTTACCACCAGTTTGTACCCAACCTCCATCTTTAAACCAATCTTTAAGAGAATATCCAGGATCTTTTGCAGATTTGCCATCCAACTTTTCACTTATAGGAACACAATTTGGGACCATTTTTTTTCCCTTTTTTTTTAAACCATTTTGAGTATAACCTTTCCAACATGCCTCAGAAAAATCTTTAAATTTTTTATGATCCTTTTTGGCATCTGATTCCATTTTTTTCAAACGAGTATAATAGTCTGGAATTTCATCAAGATGTTGAAGGGCAATATCAGTTGCAAGATCTTTATCTTTAGTATGTTCATGCTCAATAGGAATTCCCATCTCAAGTTGTCTCTTTACAAAAGAAACTTCAAGACGATGTTTTTTTGCAATTTGCTCAACTGTTTTATGGGACTTTATTTTATGCACGAAATATAAAAATATTACTCTTTATTATTTAGAAAACCTTGCTTGAGTAATTTTGATAATTCTGATGTTGATCCAACAAAGACTGCATTATTTGTCACATTATTAGTTGTTTTTACAGACTCGTCTTCAACATCTTTGAGTTTTTTCTGTAAGTCTATAAGTTTATCTGTTACATCTCCAACACTTTTAATTAACTGTCCGGCAACTTCATATGCTCTTGGACTTCCACCTTCTCCGGCAAGTTCCATGATTCCATTGATTGCTTCTTGTCCCTTTTCAATTAATGAATAAAGATTTGCTCTAGTGTATTCGTAATCTTTTTTAATATCATCCACCTTTAGTGGAGATATCTTTAATTCTTCTTTTACCTTTTCTACTTCAACAATATTACTTTCAATATTAAGAGCAGAATCTAAACTATCAAATGTATCATTCATAATTTATCAAATATCTTTTTGTTGTGTTGGACTATAAGATTTAGAATCTCCAAAACTTTCCCAAACTTCATTAAATCCAAAATCATCATTAGGTTCGGCATCAATTGGATCTGGAGTTAATGTATATCTCATTTCTCTTTTTGCAGTTGATATGTCAGTTGAGTTATAATAATCAACTTGTACCTTACGGATAAGACCATCAGTAGAATCTGCAATAGGTCCAAACAAGTAAGTTTTTGCAGTAAAATTTAGAGTGTAAATTAATATTCTTCTTGTTGAAAAATCTCCCTCATAATCATCTTGAAATGAAATACTGTCTAAAACGATAGGAATATCTCTTTTTTCTCCAATTGAATCAATTAAATCAACTGTTAGATTAAATGATGGTTGAAAGTATGGCAATATCTGCTCAACTACTTGCAAAGCATCGTCTTGCAGTTTTGTCATTATATTTAATTGAAATCCAATATTGTAAGGAACTGGTAGAAATACTTTTTTTAAATTTGTTCCGTCTGAAGCTTTAAATGTTTGTGTAATATTTGCTTTTCTAGTTGCATCATATTGTATAGAAGTCATTTCAAAAGACATTCTTGGCAATGTCATGGCAATTGGTTTATTCAATTCAGGTTGTTGTTGCAACCTAGCAAGAAATTTTTGAATAGGTCCATATGCCAAAGCAACTTTCATTTCACTTATACTATCACCAGAAGAATCTTTATGCCTTATATAAATGTCATTAAAAACTGTACCAAATGCAATTACAGTTCTTCTGATAATTTCGTGATAATAGTATGTTCCTAGCATTAGAATGTACCAAATGGATTTGATTCTGAAAAATCTATAATGCCTTCAGCTGCATTTTCAATTTCTATATTTTCACTATATTTATCATATTGATCCCAACTATCATATGATTGAACAGAATATATAGCACTTGAAGCAGCACCAACGATTAATTCTCCGGGATAAAACTCTTTTGTTGCTGCATTATCTACAAGAGATACTTTAAGTGTTTTTGTATCAAAATCCCAAGATTTAACCCTTCCTCTAGTTCCAGATACTGAACCAAATACTTCTTCGTTAAAAATATAAGTTCCAATTCCTGAAAGTACTGGTGGAGGAGCAATTGTTACAGTTGGTGCAATTGTATATCCAGCACCAGGATTTACAATTTGAATTGAACTAATGCTTTGACCTACACCAACAATCGAAGATGCAATAGTAGTTTGTCCAACTCCAACATTTCCAGCAATAGTTACAATAGGAGAAGTTACATATCCAGAACCATTATTTGTAATTATAAAACTAGAAATTCCACTTAATGAAGTTTCAATTGAGCATGTAGCAGCTGCACCAGTACCTCCACCACCACTAATTGTAATAGTTGGAGGAATAGTATAACCTGCTCCAGCATTAGTTAATACTATAGATTGAATAGATTTAACACCCGCTTTGGTTGTAGTAATCGCTACTGCTGATGCATTATACCCACCATATGGTGCGGTTGTAATTGCTACAGTTGGTACTGAATTATAATTATATCCGTCATTATTTAAAAATATTTCACGAATATAACCAGTTTTAATAACCGCTGTTGCAGATGCTGTAGATCCTGCTCCAATAAGTTGTAAAGTTGTGATATATCCTTCTTCTTTAATTTGCGTATCAATTTCATCAATTGAGGTATCGATTACCTCATCCTCATATTCAAATAATTCACATTTTAATTCATACATATAAAGTTTTCCTAATTGATAAAAATTAACTTCATGTTCGACAAATTTAACTTCAAATAATCTTTGTCCTAAAGGAAAATAAACTAAATCACCTTCTCTTGGTCTGGATGCAAGAATAATTTCATCATTGTCAGACACTTCTAAAAATGGAGATATAAAATCTTCAAATCTTTCTTTTGAAATTACCAAACTTAACTCATCTTTTAAACTAACTCCAAACTTAGAAAGGATATCTCCTTGTCCAGTATATCCATCATAATTATTAATATATGCTTCAATTGCATAATTATCATCAAATTTAGAGGATTGAATTTCTCTAATAATAGTTTGTTTTCTTACGAATTTTCTAGGAATATAAATTACATCAACACCATAGATTTTTAATTGTTCATTAATTAAGTCTTGTACAAGTCTTTGTTCTCCCGGAGAACCTTGTAAAAAGAAAGGATTAAGTGCCATTATTACCCAATAAAATCGTAAGGTGGAAGTTCATAATCCAGAGACATTCTTTGCATTATGTCTG